GTGCCCCCGGCCCGCAGCCAGACAGGACAACTGGGTGTCAGTTGCACACTAGCTGGGCGCTACGCAGCCGGATCATCGCCGAGAGAAGATGCCCCGGCCGAGAACCCGGGTGAGCACGAGGACCAGATTCAGGCCCGCAATCGACAGGCCGAGGTACAGCAGCTCCCGGAGATCATCGAACCAGCCGTAGCGGTACGGCCGGAGGAATCCGAGCAAGAGGAGAGACGCGAGGGCGAAGTACGCCAGCACCACCCAGAAGATCGCGCGGGCGGCGGGCTCGCGCCACCACGCCGAGCGCAGCCCGTAGATCAGGGAGAAGGTGCCCGACTCGAAGGCGGTCACCGCGAGGAAGATGATCGTGCCGTCGCGCGGAGCGTCGATGCCGATAACCAGGACGATGCCGACGAGGGCCGCGAGGGAGTTGATCACCACAGTCCCGCGCCGAGTAAGAAAGAGTTTCCCGAGCATGGCGGTCATTGTTCCGTAGCGCGCTGCTGGAAGCCGAGACGTAGCTGATTGGAGAACCCGTTGATCTGACCCTTGCGGACCAGGTATTCCGTCTGGTCGCAGATGAAGGGAGCCAGCGCCTGCTGCTCCCTTTCGATGTCGGCGGTCTCCGTCCGGAGCCGCCGCTGCTCGTCTGCGTCGTCCGTGTCGAGCCACGGGATGAGCCGTGTCAGCATGTCAGACCACTTCGGCATCGGTCTCGCCGCCTACTACATCGGGCAAGGCGTCCAGGACCTGGACAGTTGCTGTGTTACCCCTCAAGAGCTGGTCGTTGTTCTTCTTCAGGACCGCGTTCGCCTGCCGTAGGTCCGCAATCATCGCGTCCTTGTCCGCCAGCCTGCCACGGACGATCCGGATGGGCACGAGCCACCCGAACAGCATCATGACCACCACGAGCCCTAGCAGGCCGGACGGCGTGAGCGACAAGAACGGATTCAGCTCGCTCATGGTCATGAGCCTCCCTCCGTTCACCCCCGAGCATTGACCTCCCGATTACTCCTGCGCCGGTGTTGCCGCCTGGATGGCCGCGAGGATGTCGGCCTTCTTCTCCGCTCCGGTGAGGTCAACCTCTTCCTGGGCTGCGTACTCCTTGAGCTGAGCCACGGTCCAGCTGTCGCTGGGCGTGCCCTCGGGGAGAGCCGGAGTCTCCGGCGCAGGCTCGGCCTCGTCCAGCAGACCCGCATCCCGGGCCACGCCCTCCGGGACGATGTAGGTCTTGCGGGGGTTCGACCGCGTGTCCACGTCGATCAGTCCCGGCCCGACCTGATCCAGCAGCTTCGTCAGCGCGTCTCCGCGCTTGGACGGGTCCAGGAACTGGATGTGGGCGAACCCGTCCTGGATCTCTACCTCGATGCCTTCGGCCATGTCCTCTGCTCCTACGGTGTGCTGATGGTGATGGCGTGCGCGGCGCATTCGTATCCGGCCGTGATCACACGCTCGGTGAGGGCGTAGACGGTGTTGTTGAACCGGTTCTCCGCATGTGAGCCGGTGGTGACCACCTGCTCGAACGGGGCCGTCCGCCAGACGGTGACCGGTCCGGTGATGACGATGGTGTTCTCCAGCGCCGAGTCGTACCCACCGCCGAACGCCCAGATATTGCCGAGATGGGTCCGGTAGACCGCGCCGGAGCCGTTGAGGGCGTTGAGGCTGCCCGCCTCGGCGGCATAGCGGCGGCTGGCGTGGATGACTCCGGGATAGCCCCGTTCACCCATCCAGGCTTCTGCGAGGCCGATCGCCTCCAGAAGGGATGCCGCCGTATCAGCTGTGCCAGCGTCGGCCAGCAGACGAGCAGCGAAGGCACTCTCCACCAGCAGCGGTTCCTGGAGTGCGAGAATCTGGCGCGCCCGTGCCATCTCCTCGTCCTCGGTCTGATCGGGGGCACACTCCGCCGCCGCCCACACGATCATGGGATCGAAGTGCTGAGGGTCTCCGCGCTCGCCCGGGGCTTTCTCAGCGGGCTCGTCGGCGGAGCAGAGTTCGGTCGAATAGGTGCCGAACCCGGTATCGCAGTTGAACGGGAGCAGATCCACGCCAGACATCAGCTCGCGCGGTACGTCGCTGTTCAGCAGGGTCGCTGCCGCATACAGGCCGTACCCCTGCGAGGGGACGGCCGGAGCGTCGTAGACCACGGGCAGCGCGCTGGTGATCGCCATCATGTCCTCCTTGTCAGGGGTGTCGGGCTCCGAGACGCCGGAGGGAGCGGCCTGCGGTCCGAGCCGCTGACCGCTCCCTCCGGGTTATCTCGAATCCTACGAGCCGCCCTCGGTGGTGACGGTGATCTCCGCCGTGGGATCGGTGCCGCCGGTGAGCGCCGAGGTCACAGTGATCTTCGGGACGTTGGCACCCGCGTACCGGCCGCTGAAGGTCAGGGTGACCGGAGCGGTACCGAGAGCGCCACCGGCCGCCGTGATCTCTCCGGCCTCCACGTTGCTCAGAGCCTCCAGCGCGGACTGGACTGCCGCAGCCGCCGCGTTGTACGCGATCGGCGCGGTGGTCTGGCCGTTGAAGGTCAGGCTCACGGTGCCGCCGGTCGGCGAACCCGAGGTGGCGAGGCTCTGGACCTCATCCGCCGGGGTGTTGCAGGTGACGGTGATCGGACCACCGTAGCCACCGTTGACGCAGGTGGGGATGGTGACCACCAGCGACTCGTCGCAGCGCTTCGCGACCGCGTAGGCATCCTCGGTGAAGAACCGGCTGTACCGGTTGATCTGGAGAAGTTCACGCGGGTACTGCACGCCGAACTCGATGACCGGGGTGAGGTTCCGGAACCAGGTACCGGCCGGGTACATCAGCACCGAGACCGATCCGGGCCACTGGGTGGTCCCGAGGTTGCCGGGCATCCCGGCCTCGCGGGTCTGCCAGTCGGCGACGAACTGGGACCGGATACCGCGCTGGGTGAACCAGGACTCCACCTGAGCATCGGTGATGCTCTTGATGTCCAGGCCCTCCTGCTGCGCGAAGTCCGCGCGGATGAGCGCGTGGACCCAGTTCGGGGCCACAATCTCGATCGGGTAGCCCCGGGCGTAGCCCTTGTTCAGGCGCAGATTGATCGCCATCAGCTCCAGGGTGTTGAGGATGGAGCTGGAGGCCGAGACGCCGAGCGCAGCCGAGGTGAGGCTGATCGGGGTGGAGCCGGACACCATGTCCAGGATCGACCGGCGCGAGAGCGCGCGGAAGTGCTCCTGGGTGATGGACTCCATGAACCACTGGATCAGCTCGGGCCACGCCTGGGTCTGGAGGATGCCCGCTTCGATGCAGTAGCCGACCGCGTTGAGGCGGATTTCCTCGAACTCGTCCGGGCACGGGATCTCGACACAGGTCTTCACCGGGGCCGGGGTGGCCTCCAGCTCCGGCTCGGTGAAGAAGAACTCGAAGTTCTCGAAGATGGACGACAGGTCCGGCTCGATCGGCCAGCGAACACCGCCGCGCCGGATCGTGATTTCCGGGAGCACCAGCAGGTCGGTCGCCAGCGGCACCGCGCAGAAGTCGTACAGCTGCTCGGAGGGGGCGCACCAGCCACCGGCGGCGGTGAGGCTACCGGTCTTCGGGTCGAACTTCGGCTCGATCAGGTTGGTGAGGTCGGTCGCGGCGGTGATCGCGGCAACCAGTTCCTCCGGGGTCTTGACCTCGGTCATCTGACCGCGCTCCAGACCGAACAGCGGCAGCGAGTTGTAGGCACCCGCGTTGCTGATGTTGCCGGTCGGGCGGTGACCCTTCTTGACCGCTGCCAGGCTCTCGGCGATCTCCTTGAAGCCGACGAGGCCCTTGGCCGGGTTGACCATCGACTCCTTCATGCGGAAGCCGACCTCATCCAGCGCACCGGTGCCGCGCGGGATGTGCGCCTTGGAGGCGTGCTTGCCCTTCTGGAGGCCCTGGAACGAGGGCTTGCGGGCCGGAGCCTTGCCCTTCGCACCGGCAGCGGTCACCGAGGCCGCATCCTCCACGATCGCCTCGGCCTCTTCGACAACCTCATCGGCGTCGGAGTCGTCGGCATCCTCGTCGGAATCGTCCTCGTCGCCGTCCTCATCCGCGCCGTCACCCTCGGCGACCAGTTCGGCGATCTCGGCATTGCGCGCCTCGGCGGCATCGCTCGCGGCAGCCAGCGCTGCGTCCAGGGTCTTGCCTGCGGCCACGACGATGCGAAGCTGCTCCAGCTCCTCATCGCTCAGGGTCTCGCCCGCATCCACCTTGCCCCGCAGGCGAGTGAACGCCTCGGCGGCAGCGGTCCGGAGGGCGGTGAGGTCTTCGACACCGGCAGGCAGTTCGTCCGGCAGTTCGAAGGGGTCCATGCTGAACTCCTATCGTTTCGGTTCGGGTCGGTTACCGGACTCGCCCCCGGCCCGTAGCCAGACAAAGCTCGTCACGTCTTGCACAGTAGATCAGGGCTACGCAGCCGGAGTGACAGTGCGCCGCCGGACGGTTCCACCGCCCGCTTGGCGCACCGCCCGCTTCGCCTCCAACGGCGTCGAGAAGGTCTGCACCTCGGTCGAATCAGGCGCGGTGAAGTCGTAGACGAAGCTCGTCCCGGCGGCCTTCGCGGCGGCAGCCCGCCGCCCGGCCCCACACGCACATCCCATCAGTTCGCTCCCTCGATAATGGCGACAGCCTGCCGCCGGACTTCCCCTGCGATCAGCTCGTGGGCCAGCCGGTCGCGACGATCGGCCGCCCGCTGCTCGTCCACGACCATCTTCACGAAGGCCCGCAGCTGATCGGCGTCCAGGCCGTCCGAGCCGGTGGGCGTCTGCGCCGCCGAATCCGCGCACGGGCCGAGGCTCGCGACCAGCGCCAGAGGCGCGTCGTTCTCGTCGGTCGCGCCGGAGGCGATGATGGGGAACCCGGGGGTGTTGACCGCCAGCGCGGCCACCAGCTCCAGATTGCCGCCGACGTTGCGCCAATCGCCCGAGAGCGGAGCCGACAGGCCCGCCTCGATCTGCTCAGCGGTGGCTCCGGGAGCGGGCACGCCGGAGAACCAGATGCCGTGCTCGTCCTCGCCGACGTGGACCAGCGCGAAGCAGTTCCCCGCGTTGTCGTAGTGCGCCACGGTCGCTCCGACTCCGAGCTTCGGCCCGGCGTGGCCGCCGCCGACCGTCAGCCGTCCGACCTTCACCGGACCGCCATCGGTCTTGACCGGGGGCGCGGTGTGGAACCAGGCGTATTCGGTCTGGCTCCGGGGTGCGATCACACAGGCGTCCTGGATGCCGATGTGGCAAACGTTGAAGGCCGCGAGATGTCCCTGAATCCGGCCCTCCGGGGTGATGTGCGGCAGGGTCGGGCCGGAGAACTGCGGATCGGCGAAGAAGGCTGCCGGGTAGCTGATCGGCGTGACGACATCTTCGGTGATCGCAGCGGCAGCTGCCACCAGCGCGTCCTCGCCCTTCTCGATGGAGTCGCCGAGCGCGATGCTGGTCGACCCGAAGGCCGGAGTCGCGACGAGAGTGGCCGCGAGGATCTTCGCCGACAGCACGGTCTGGATCAGCTCCATGTCCGGGTTGTCCCAGTACTGCTCCTCGGTCACCGGCTGGCCGGTCGCTCCGTCCCGCAGCTCCCATTCGACATCGCCGAGATCCACCGAGGGACCGGTGACGCCGTGCTCGATCTGCACGGCCGCTTCGTCGGCCTCCGGAGTGTTGAGCAGGTAGCCCTTGCCGATGACCTCGGTGCCGACGACACCGGCGGACTCGATGACGCCCACGGTGAAGGCGTCGTAGTGCCCTCCGGCGGACTGACGGCACCACATCAGCGGCAGCGGGAAGTCGCGGAAGGCCAGCTTGATGTCGCTGGCGAACATCCGCCCGTCGTCGGTCGGCTCGCCGATCACGGCCAGCACACTGGTGAAGCTGCGGTAGTCGGTCACGGCTACTCCTACGTTGAATTCGGTTACGGCAGTGGCGTTCTCAGCGCGTTTGCGAGCAGCGCACTCCTTCAACTTCTCCCAGGCGGCTGCGGCCTTGCATGCCTCAGCGCGCGACATCTTGTTGACCGCCTGCCGACCGGGGAAGTTCGTATCTCCGGTCTCGCACATCTTCTTGACCGCGTTGACCGCCGTCGCGATGGCGTGCGATTTCGTCATGCCGCCGTCTTCGAGGTGCTTGGCGATCCGCTTGATGTACTTCGGCAGGCCACCGCAGTCGTCAACCCAGTTGAAGTCGTCCTCCGCTCGCCCGGCCAGCGTGTCACGCGGCCGTGAAAGCGCATAGGCGATAGCACCGAACAGGCCGGTGAAGTCGGCCTCGGAGGTCTGGTACTGGTAGGGCTGGCCGTCGAGCTGCGCGGCAAACCGAGCCGCCGCCTCCAGTGCCGGATTCGGGCTGGTGAAGTAGGCGAACAACCGGCAGCGGCAGTTGATCGTGTTGTCGAGATCGCCGAGCGGATCGCCGGGGAACCGCAGCTGTTCACCTCCGACATCGAACGCCACCCCCGGCGGACGACGCTGGCCGTCCGCTTCGCGGTGCGCGAGCCGGGTGTGGGTGTCCAGGATCGCCACCCAGCCGACCTCCAGCTGGCGGCCGGAATCCTTCGCGGCCTGCTCCAGCGCGGCGTTGAGCGTGCCGGTGCCGTGAGTCTGGCCGACCTCATCGGCCGCCGAACGCCATTGCGGGTCCAGAGGATCGAAGACACCGGCGATCTCCTCGCGCACGGCCGCCGTATCCGGCGCGGTGTCTTCGGCCTTGCGCACTCGCTTGTAGACCCGGGCCACGGCATCGAGCACCCGGCGCTTCACGTTCGCGGTGTGCGTACTGACGAACTCGCGCATCGGCGCGCTGGTCGCCATCTCCGACTCCACAGCGCTCACGTCGATGCTCAGACGCACGCGCAGGATGTCGGCCGCGCGCTTCGCGAGGTCGGCCCGGGACGGCATTCCCGGCATATCGAACCGGAGCGCTTTGAGAGCAGCCTCACCGACCGCCAGCGGCACGCCGGTCAGCGCGCGGTAGGCCTTCGAATAGGCGTCGGCCGCGATGATGCCGACGCCGTACATGACCAGCGCGTCCACGAGGTAATCCCACTGCGCCGACTCGTCGGCCGCCGCCGAGGCGTCCGGCGGTGGAGCGGCGGCCTGGAGCACCGCCGCCTCGGCGAGTGGCAGCCAGAGCGCCAGAGCGGCCTCAGTGAGGTCCGATATTGCCCGCTCCGTGAGCAGTTGATCGAGTAGGGCCGATTCCTTGGATTCGGGGTACATCAGCTTCTCCGAAGCATCGACTGCGTTAGCACCGGGGCGGAGGAGGTCACCAGCGCGAGCATCGCCACGCCCTCCACCATTGACCGGAAGCTCTCCGGGCACAGGCCCAATTCGGCGAGATCGTCATCGACCACGCCGGTGTCCCAGCCCTTGATCAGGTCCGCCGCCTCACCATTGCGCACGGGCGGCAGCACGGTGTGCGCGAGTTCGATCGGCACATCCCGGTACAGCGCGGCATCGGCGCGCGTGCGCCGTCGCTTGTTCGCCAGCTCCAGTGCGCGATTGGCACAGAGCCGGGCGATGGTCATGGCCGCAGCCGACGCCTGGACGGGCGCGGGCTCGGGGTTGGGCGCGCTGGTCGGCTCCGGCGGTTCCTCGTCGGTGTTGGTGCCGTCGTCGGGTTGCGCGTTCGGATCGGTCTCGGCCGGATTGAGCGCGGGCGGAGGCTCCGGTGCGATATCGAGACCGAGCTTCGTGGCCGCCGCCTCCAGGATCGGAAGCAGCTGCGACCCGTTCGCCGGATTCGCGGCGAACTTGTCCAGTGCCATCTGCACCCATCCCTCGGCGGTGGAGAAGTCGTACCCGTCCTCGTCATCGAATCCGAGGTGCTGGCGGAGGGCGGCGGCGGTGATCGCGCCCCGATCGAAGGCATCACGCGCCTCGTCGGTCTTGTCCGGGTCCTGGGAGAGCGCGGTGGTGTCGTACCAGACGATGTACTGATCTGGGTCGATGTTCTCCTGGGCCAGCTTCTCCCGGAGGATTTCCTGGGTGAGGGCGTCGGTGATGATCTGGACCAGCGGTGCGACGTGGACCTTGATGTCGTTCTCATCAATCGCCCACGCGGACCAGTGATTGCCCTCGGACATGCCGAACAGCCGCTCCGGGGCCACATCCAGGCCCATCGCGAGGCGGCGGATGTCCTCCTGCTGAATCTTGAGCGTGGTCTCGGGGATGTCGCTGCCGGGGCGAATCCAGTTGACCTGCTTGATGAGGTCGCCGGGCACGGCGGCGATGATCGGCAGCATGGCCGCCTGAGAGTTCGGTTCGCGCTTCGCGGTGGAGGCCACGTCATAGAGCAGGTCGGTCAGGGCCTGCGCGGAGTTCGGTTCGAACCAAGGGTCCGGAGTGTTCGTGTCGGCCTGCCCGACCGGCTGCGCCACGGGGGCCTGCTGCTGGGGCAGGCTCATCTCCTGCGGCACGAACATGATGCCGTTGCCGACGAGACGGCTGTTGTTGGCGGCCTGGATCGTGGCATCGGCCTGGACGATGCCGTTGAGCACCTTGCGGTTGGACCAGATGGGGGAGACCGGCTTGCTGGGGTCCATCGGGTGCTCGGCCCAGACCCGGAACAGAATGTCGACATCAGGATCGAACTCGTGCTTCGTGCCGTCCGGGAGCCGGAGCAGGATGCTGTTCGGCGTCGCCTGCATCTGCTCCTTGCCGAACACGTACCACTGTTCGAGCTGGTAGCCGGGGCGTGAGAGATCGACTGGCAGCGGCGTACCGTCCGTAGTCTCCTCGCGGGACTCGTCGCGGACGATCATTCCGATCCAGCACTCACCGACGACCGACAGCAGGTAGGCCGCGCGGTGGACCATCTTGGCCTGACCGGAGGCACCGCCGCCGATACCGTTGACGATCTCGCGCACGCGCTTGGCGTTCGGATCGTCCTCCGGAATATCCCCCATCGGCGCACCCTGCTCGTCCATCGCCGAGGCGACGAGACGGCAGCGGCTGGCTGACCAGGCGCGCCAGCTGATGACGTACTGGAGTTCGCCGACCAGCTCCAGGAACCGCCAGGCGTCGGCCTGCCAGTCGTCTCCGGAAGTCACCGACTTGCGGAAGCTGGACGGATTGCGGGCGTCCACCCTCTGCGCGGCGGCCGTCAGCGACTTGGACTGCTGACGGCCGGAGCGACGGCGAATGATGACTCGGGGCACGCCATCACAGTAACGGCGTGCCCCGCAGCTCAGCCCTAGTCGTCAACGATCTCGATATCAACGTCCTCGTCCGGCTCCAGGTTGGAGGCCATGAGTCCGACGAGATAGCTGCCGGTGAGCGCGACGAGGGGGTACAGGTACCCCGGCAGTCCGCCGCCGGGCAGCCAGACGATCCACGCCGTGGCGAACCCCAGCCACATGCTCACGCACCAGGCGCACGTCGAGAGGTAGCCCAGCTTGGAGTCCTCACCCCACCGGCCGTAGATCCAGATGCGGATGAAGTCGGTGATCTCGTCCTGGGTCAGGAGGCGGGTGACGCGCGCCAGCGCGAGCACCCACAGCCCTCCTGTCACAAGGGTCAGGAGGGCGGTGGTCGAATTCATGCAGTTGCTCCTCGTGGTGTGTTCCGTTTGAGCCAGGCGATCGCGTTGCGTTCGCCTCGGCCGCCGCCGAGCGAACACGACATCGTGCACTTCTTCTCCACCTCGGGGTGCTCGAAGATGAGGTGGCCGCTGCCGGAGGTTCGGACGTAGCGCCACCCATTGTCCAAGGCGAACGCGATGTCGGGTCGCTTGCGGTCGAAGCTGCGTTTTCCCATGTGGATCTCCCTCTCGTGGGTTGGAGGGAGCCCCCGGGGCCGAGGGCTCCCGGGGTCGGTCAGTCGTCCAGGTAATCCGGGTCGATGTACCCGCGATCGGACAGCCAGTCATCCATCTCGGCCCACTCGGTGTCGGAATTGATCGTCGGCCAGCGCTTCTTCGCGTCCGACAGCTGCGCGTCGAACTCCGCGATCAGCTGATCCATCGCGCCGTCCAGGATCAGATCGTTGTGGTCCTGGGGCGAGGCGAGGAACTTCTCGGCGAATTCGCGTCGGAGTTCGGCGGTGTCGGTGTGGTTGCGCATCGCGGGCATCTGATCCTCCTCGGTGGTCTGCCGGTCGTTCCGGCGATAGGACCACTCTAACACGGATACCGTGCGTTGTGCAACCCTTTTACAAACGTCCAGGTAGATGATCCAGGACTGGCGAAAAGAGATTTGCCTGGTCAGGGGCTAGACAATGCACGGATACCGTGTTAGAGTGAAGCCACACCCGGAGAGGCCGGGTCACCACCAAGGAGGACACCATGTCGCACGAACTCGATCAGGCTCAGGGCCTCACCTTCTTCGCGGATTCGCGCAACGATGCCTGGCACCAGCTCGGCCAGCAGCTCGATGGCGCGATGACGGCGGAGGAAGCGCTGGAGTTCGCCTATCTCTCCCGCTGGAACGTCCGCAAGACTCCGGCGTTCACGGCCGACGAGAACGGCCAGATGATTCCGATGGTCGGCCGGTACGCCACCATCCGCACCAACCCCGTCACCGGCGTGAACGAGTACCTGGGCGATGTGGGCGAGCGCTACACCGTCGTCCAGAACGAATCCCTGGTGGAGTTCATGGACGCGCTGGTGGACGAATCCGGAGCGCACTTCGAGACCGCCGGTTCGCTTCGGGGCGGCACCCAGGTCTTCGTCACGATGAAGATTCCGGCGTACATGACATTCACCGGCACCGGCGGCGTGGAGGACAAGACTGACCTCTACATCGCGGTGATGAACTCCCACGACGGCTACGGCTCGCTGTCGGTCCGGGTCACCCCGGTCCGCATCGTCTGCGCCAACACCCAGTCCGCCGCCATCGCCCGCACCAAGTCTCTGTGGACCACGCGGCACACCGTCAACGCGCTCAAGGCGGTGGAGGATGCGCGTCAGGCCCTCGGCGTGAACTTCGCCTACGCCGACGCCTTCGCCGAGGAGATGCAGAAGCTGATCGACCGCGAGCTGGACCAGACCCAGATGGAGAAGGCCGTCAACGCCATCTTCGACGTGGATGGAGCGGAGACCGAGCGGGCCAAGAACGGCCGTCTCGACAACGCCGCGCAGGTCATGACCGGCCTGAACCTCAAGACGGTCATGGGCTTCGAGAACACCGCCTACGGCCTGTACAACGCCGTCACCGAGTGGGTGGACCACCGGATGGAGGTCAAGGAGGGCGTCTTCGGCGCTCCGGCCGAGAGCCTGATCCTGGGCGGCAGCTACACCGAACTCAAGGATCGCGCCTTCGCGGTCCTGTCCAAGTAACAGCGATGGGCCGGGGCGTGGAGATCGCCCCGGCCCACCTGCATCGCCGTCATCACCGTTCGAAGGAGATCACTCATTATGGCATGTAGCGACACCGACCACGAGATGATCGGCACCCGGTTCTGCCCGGAGTGCGGCGCGAAGCTCGTGAGTCCGGCCCGGATCGACAGCACCGAACAGCTCCAGCGGCTCGCCCGCAAGCTCGGGGTACGCCCCGACTGGCACGAGCCGGACGAGCAGGAGGTCACCGCGCTGGTCCTCGGCAACAGCTTCGACAACGCCGGATTCTGGCCGTATGACCCTCGGGTGCCGGAAGACCGGTGCGTCGGCTCGCTGGACTCGGAGTGCCTGGAGATGTACGTGGAGCTGCGCCAGGCCGGAGAGCCGGTGGCGCACATCAACCTCGCCACCCTCCTGGCGATGGCCTGCGGCACGCTGTCCTGATCCGACACTCGCGAACGGCCCCGGGATGCGATCTCGGGGCCGTTTTGCACGTAATCTGTGGGTTATGGCGAACATCGAGCGACGGCCGCACCTCCAGCGCCCGTGTCCGTTCCGGGAGCAGGAGAGCTGCGACTGGATGCAGACGACATCCTGGTACGTAGGAGGGCCGGACGTGACCGAGCCGGTCAGCATGACGAGGTTGCGGATGGAGGCCGAAGCCCACTTCCTCACGGCCCACCTCGGCCGGGCACCGAAGCAGATTTTCATCTAGGCCGCGCATTGAGCAGCGTGGAGGACACCGAGCGCTGGCGGCCGGACGAAGCCCTGGTGCTGACGGTCCGAACCCGGAGCCTGGAGATGAAGGACTTGAGCGGTCCGGATCGGAGCTGGATCGTCGCCAGCCTCACCGTGCAGGGCTGGACGGTCGCGGCCATCGCGGATCGGCTGCGGTGCAGCCTCCGGCTCGTCCAGACGATCAAGACCGAGCCCATGACGCAGGTCGCGCTGTACGCGCTCGGCCTCGCGTCCGAGCTGGCCGACGAGCGTGCTCTACGGCGTCTGGAAGCATCGTCGGCCGCCGCCCAGGCCGCGATCCACGAAGCCGCAATATCGCGGCTCTCGGCGCAACGGGATGCGCTACTGACCCAGGTCCAGATGATCATGAAGGGACAGGCCCGTGTCGCAGCCGCGCCAGCAGTGCCCCGTGTGCGAAGGACTCCTCGGAGCGCTGGCGGACGGGCGGCAGCGTCATGAATTCTGCGAATGGGCGCGGCCGGAGGACTGGCGCGCGCTGATGCCGTGGATCACCGGCGATTTGCAGGGGGTGCACCTCAGCGGGCAATGACTTAGGCTGGACTGTTGGTGCGGCCATTCCCCCCGAGCGGCCGACCTTCCCCTGGAACCCCCGGCGACCTCCGCCGGGGGTTCCTCTGTGCGGGGACACAGAGACCGGAGGCATCACCTCCGGTCTCCACCAACCTACAGGTACGACCATGCCCCGGCCGCTCGGACCGGGGCATGGAGTCGGGGTGTCGCTATCGGTTGCGGCGCAGCAGTTCCTCGCGCAGGATCGCCAGCTGCTCGGCGCTCTCACCGAGGTTGTTGCTGTTCTGGATGGAGATGAACCCGAAGGCGTCGATCACGTCGTAGATCGACATCGACCGGACCCGCTTGGCGTAGGCCACGCCCTTCTCGGTCTTGGCGGCGGGGTTCAGCTCGGCGAGGGCAGCGCGAGCGGCCTGGAGGTCGAAGACCAGCCGGTTGTAGGTGGCTCCCCGGCGGCGGGTGTCGGCGCTGACGTAGGCAGTCACGGTCTCCAAAGCGGTTTCGGCTCCGGCACGGTCTCCGTCCTTGATGCAGCCCTGCGCGGTCCGGATGGCAACTTCGGCGACCTCGGCGGTGATGTTCATTTCGATCTCCTTCTCTTGGTGGTAGGACCAGTCTAACACGGATACCGTGCGTTGTGCAACCCCTTTGCAATTAGGGCTTCTCTGTGCCCGAACACGACAAAGCCCCGAGCCGTATAGCCCGGGGCTTGATCGATCAATCGACGTAGTTGCCCTGCGAGTCGCGCGCCGAGAAGTAGTGCGGCTGGCCGCAGCACTCACAGCCCTCCTCGTCGGGGTCCTGGCCGGTGATGTCCCGGAACTCTGCCTGGGCAACTTCGAGCGAGACGCCGTAACGCTTCGCATCGTGAGCCAGCGCACCCATGTAGCGCCAGACACCGTGCTCGTCCTGCTCCACCGAGTTGCGGACCCAGTTCTGATTCGAGCGAGCGCGGTTCTCCGCCCAGTCCACGACCCAGCCCGCCTTCGCGAGGTTGTGCCAGTCCTCGTCCGAGAGCCACCAGCCGCCGCCGGAATTGTTCTCCGACAACTCCACATAGGGTTCGCCGTAGTGATCGTCCACGATCTCCGCGTCGATGACCTCGGGCACAACCTCCAGCGCGTTGCCGGGTCCGTGGTAGATGTCCAGTTCATTGCTCATGATCTTCTCCTTGGTAGGTGGTGGGGTGGGGGATCAGTGCGCCCATATGCACCGATTGCAGGTAAAGGTCGGAGCCTCCACCAGCTCGATCGGGCGGCCGGAGGCGAGGCCATTGTTCGCGCCACAGGCCGCGACCCACCGCCCACCCGCCCGTTGCCGGGCGAGATGGAGGGTGCGGCCGGAGCCGATCCGGAGGCAGGTCACCGGCGAGCCTTGGCGGCGGTCCAGCAGGCGGCGGAGTGAGCGGAGATCTCTTCGCGGGTGCCCCGGATGCGCTGCTGGCAGCAAGCGCAGGTCCGGCGGTACATCTGCCGGTTCTCCTCCATCACGCGGACTCGGATGACCTCCTTGCGGGCGGCCTGCGCGGTGATCTGCGCCGGAGTCGGCAGGGCCGCGACCTTGCGGAGGCAGGTCTTGCAGGTGACCTCCAGGTCGGTCTCGCGGACCTTGCTGTGCTGGCCGACGCCGTAGCGGCCCTTGCGGAACTCCGCCCCGCAGGCGGTGCCGGAGTGATCGGCGCGAGCGTGAACGGTGGTGCTGGTCCCGATGATGAGGGTGATGGCGGCCATTTCGGTGCTCCTTCTCTTGGTGGTAAGACCACTCTAACACGGATACCGTGCGTTGTGCAACCCTTTTACAAATAACCACCCCGAACACAGCAAAGCCCCCGGTCCGCGCGAACCGAGGGCTTGCCTGGGTTGGTCTACCTCCCCGCTGCCCGACTCCACCACGCCAGCCTTGCGAGCTGACGGGAGCGGTCCCAGCACCCGTGGGGTCCTCACGCGCCCGGCGGGGGTTCGACCCACCCGCCGGGCTCGATCACTCTAGGCCGTGATCACAGCCGCTCGTACTCCAAGGCCAGCTTCTCCAGCTCGGCCTTGCCGCCGATGAAGTCCAGGAAGTCGTTGGTCTGCTTGCCCACGGCCGTCCAGATGCGCTCGGCCTTGCGGGAATCGGTGTCGTAGCCGTACTCGCCAGCCCACTCCTCGAACGACCGGGCATTCTCGTAGCCCCAGGCGTCACCGATCATGCAGTCGAACACGCTCTCCGGCCGCTCGTCAGGACCCTCGGTGATGCCGGTCCCCTGCCGCCAGCCGCAGATGATCATCGTCGTGCCGAGGTCCGCGTTGTTGAGCTGGATGTCGTAGCTGTAGTGCTCCCAGTTGTCCTCGTCGGTCTTCCAGTCCGGTCCGGCGAGGATGTCGATGGTGATGCCGTGGTTGGCGACGTAGCGCTTGATCGACTTCACTTGAGCATCCCCTTCAGCTCGGCCTTCACCCGGCGCGCGGTCTCGCCGCGGCAGCTCGTGGCGTTCGCAAGGAAGTACCGCACGATGTCGTCACCACGGTCCTGGCCGTAGTTGTCGGTGACGGTCTCCAGTCCGCGCATGGCCTTGATGTACGGGACGGCTCCGAAGTAGGTCTTGTCGCCCCAGTCGCGCTGGATCTCTCCGGCGATGGCCCGGAGAGTCCGGGGCTGAGTGGACCGATCGGTCATGGTTCCTCCGTTGTCGGTGGTGTGAACGAGACTCCTCCACTATAGCCCGTGTTCCGTGCGTTGTCTAGCCTGGCACGACTCTCCATCCCGAACTGGACCGACCGGTTGGGACTAGACAACGCACGGATACCGTGTCATAGTAGTGGAACCGCGCTGCTCCGGCCGACCGGTTCCGGTCCCCGAGGGGTGGCTAGGCGGAGGGGCAGGCACGCAGCTCGGGCTGCCGGGGAACCTGCCCCTCCCTCCAACTTGCAGTCCGGCCCGGAGAGAGGCCGTGCCGGTCCTGCGGGGAACCCCTGCCTGAGACGCTGACGGTCGGGCAGGGTTTCCCCGGAGGATGCGCCTCCGCTACCACCAAGGAGAAGGAGAGATATGAGGATCACCGAGCGCCCCATCATCGCGGGGGTGACGCCGAAGCGGGACGGGTACACCGCCCGCGCACTGTGCCTGGTCGACGGACTCCCGGCCCAGGTGCACATCAGCATCGACACCGAGATGCCGAAGTACTCGGACTACCGCATTGATGTCTGGGATGCCGTCCGGCAGACCTGGACCCACAGCATCTACAGCCTGACCCACGATGAGGTCGGGCACATCCCGCCGCTGCTCGTCGCGGAGACCGAGGCGATGGCGATGCTGAACACCGCCGCCGAGCTGATGTGGCACGCCGCGAACGCGATCATGCAGACCGGCCGCCTGCGGCAGGAGGAGATCGACCGCAACGTCTTCGTCCAGGAGAACCTGGCGCTGGATGCCGCCCGGACCACCGTCGAGGTGCGGGAGATCGACCACGGCGACTTCGCCGAGAACGGAGCCGAGCCGGTCGTGCTCGCCTCCGATGAGCAGCTGGCCGAACTGCGGGCCAAGCTGGCGGGTGATGCCTGATGCGCATCGGTAACTGGCCGCTGCTTCTGCTGGCCGTCGAGCACATCATCAAGCACAAGGATCAGCACGACCAGGCGCGGTGGCGCTCGGACTGTGGTTCCTTCCGCTGCCTCGCGGGCTGGATCGCCTGGTTCGCCGGGTACCGCGACATCATGGCGGCCGGGACCACCCGGTTCATCGGCGTGGCGCTGGACGGAGATGCACCCTCGGCGATGCCGGTGGAGCACGCCGCGCTGGCCGCGCTGGAGCTGGACCCGGAGATCTACGGTGCCGACGTGACCGAGGATCGCTGGAGTGAGATGGAGTCGCTGGCGGACGATCTGTTCGCGGGCAACCACACGCTCGTGGATATCCTCACCGTCATCCGTGATCTCGCGAAGACTGACGGCGTGACTCCCACGCCCGTCATTGTGGAAGAGATGCTGAGCGTCGGCATCCTGTCGAAATGGGGTGAGTTCTGATGGATTATCTCGCGGCCCTGCTCGTTCTCCTCGGTGCCCGGCACGCCGCTCCGGCGACGTACCACGCCCCGGTCAAGACACTGCCCCTGGTCGTCCAGGAGGATCGTCCGACCGTGCTGCTGGAGCGGGGGTGGGGTCCGTGTGGGCTCTGATCCCGGACTGGGCGTGGATGCTCGCGCTGGCCGTCCTCGGCGCGCCGGTCGATCCGCATTCCTGATCTGAGATATCCTCATCGCGCAGTCACTCTGCGCAACCCAGAAGGCCCCGGATTTCGGTCCGGGGCCTTCGTTGTGTCATCCGACCTTGCGGCCGAGCCACGCATTGCGACCGGTCGGCGAACCGATCGGTCGTACGATCTGGGCCTGCTTACCGAGCATCGCGACGAGACGGTCATGCGCGATCACCGCCGCCGCTACCCGGTCCGGCTGGTGGCGGCCGACCGTCCAGTTGACGGCCTGCTCCTCCATCTGCCGCATTTCCTCGCCGAGCACCACACACCGGCCCGTCTCCACCGCCTGCCGGAGCAGACCGGAGCGCGCCACCGAATCGCCGGTACCGCGCCAGCCGGTGACCCGGTTGAGCAGCATGTGCAGGGCTTGCAGCTGAGCCCGCTGCTCGGGCGTCGAATCGCGGAGGGCCGCGAGCGAGTGCTTCCGCTTCATGATCTCGGACTTGACCACGTTGATGTAGGTGGTCCCGGCGGTGTAGGTCTCGATGAAGATGTGCGTCGCGGAGGTCTCCAGCGCGAGATCCACGGCCGCCGCCGCCCATTGCTGCGAGGTCATCTGCGCCGAGCGGTCGTGCGTCAGCACCACTTCGGGCACGATCTCCTCCGGCGCGTCCGGATCGCCCATGACCCTCGCCAGAGCCTGCGCCGTCTGTGACGGAGGGAACAGCAGGGCCGCGCCGAGCACGCCAGCCTCATCGCCCTCGCCGGATTCGCTGGGGTCGACCGCGACGATGCGCACGCGGGTCCGGTCGGGCATCTCGGTCAGCCGGTGCGCGTCGAACCACGCCTGGGAGAACAGGCCGCCCTCCGGCGGGGTGGGAGAGCCCTGGTACAGCGCGTTCCAGACCCGCTTGCCCACGCTGCGCTCGATCGCTTCGAAGTCACTCTTCGTCCGGCCCCGGGCGGATTCGAGCGCGACACCGGGTTCACGTCCGAGGGCGTCCGGGAGCGCGGGGTGGGAGATCGCCGGAATGTTGATGTAGTGCCATTCCCGCAGCTCCGGCGGCAGCGACTTGTCGTGCGCGAGCAGCTGCCCACAGAGGTCTTCGGGGTGCCAGCGGGTCTGGATGATGATCACCGAGGCTCCTGGCGCGAGGCGGGTGGTCGCGACGGAGTGGTACCACTCGATGATCTTCGTGCGCATCGCGTGGCTGTCGGCCTCCTGCATGTTCTTGAACGGGTCGTCCACGATCAGCAGGTCAGCGCGCTTACCGGTGATCGTCGCGTCACGCCCGGCCGCG